AACAGATCGTCCTCCAGGTTGTTGTTCACCGTGAGCCGGAAATTGGTGATATCGGCGTAGTTCGAGCCGTCTACCGTGATATTTCCGTCGATGAACTGAAAGGCCCGTTTCGTGGAGTAGCTCAGGCTCTCCAGCGCATCGTCAGCTTCGCTGTGCCCACGCACGCTGAACGTTGCCCGCAGGTAGTCGTTGACCGCCGCCTCGAGGGTGAGCTGGTTGCTCTTGCAGCTCTTGTATCCCTTCACCGCGACATGGCGATCCACCACGATCGTGAGTTTCGGCAGACTGTTGCTCGTACCGGAAGCCAGGCACGAGAAGCTGTGTTCGTACACCGTGGAGGTGGCGCCTACGCCGTTTGCCGAGGACTCGTTGCCGAGCGCCGCCGCAAGTAGAAGTCCGATATTGTCCGGCTTGACGATCATCGAAAAATCGCCCTCTACTTTTTTGCCGGAAATATCCATGCGCCCCGTGGTCTTCAGCCCGACCATCGCGTCCTCTTCGATATAGTTCTGGACGTACTTCAGGCTCTCCGAAGTAAATCCAACCTGGACGGTAGGGGCGACCGCCGTACCCCAGGTCGTTTCTTTCCCGACCTGTAGTACTGCATCCTGTCCGCTGATTGCACCCATGGTCTAAACCCTCCCAGTTTTATCGTGCAACCTCTTTGATAAAGGTTGCTGTAAAAATTGTGACCTTTTTTTCATCCTCCCCGGACACGCCGGGAAAGTATTCTATGTTCATCATATCGCCCATCACATCCGCTGCGCCGTCGCAGGTGGGGTCGGCGAGAAACAGCTGCCGCAGCGCCTCCCCGTAGCGCAGTGCTTGGATCGTGAGATTGCTGGCCTTTCCCCCGGTAATCACGATGATGAACGCAAGCTCGACAGATATCTGGTCGTAGCCGGAGCTGATGATCTCCGCGTCCATACGGCTCGGATTGACCATCATCACCGGGAACTTGTGCCAGGTATAAGGATTCGCATCACCGATGACGATATCTTTCATGGTTGTTAAATTAATGCCATCGGCTTTATTATCCGTGATCCCCTGGAGATAGGTGTCATAATTGTCGTCGACATAATCCTTGATGTCGTAGATCATGTCCTCGATTCTGCTCTCGTAAGCCATCAGGCAAACCTCTTCACGAGCTCTTGCTCCAGGGTGAGCTCAGCAATCCGTTTTGCTCGATTCGTCTGGAACAGCTCTTTGATTGACGGGGCCAGGTATGGGCGTGGAGGCATATGCACCTCTTTGACCATATGCCACTGCCCGTCGCGGGTCCGGAAATGCAGGAACTTGGCAGATCGTGGTACAATCGTCCCCCCAAACTCATGAATTGCCGCATATTTCAGATTCGTCCCGACATAAGCGCTATCACCGATCAACCACCAGCGCAGGGAACTGGATAGCTTCCCGCTGCGGCTATGCAGATGCGCCGTATCAGCCTCCGGAGCGTTGAGATAATCCTCTTGCGCTGTCTTGATCACCTCTTCCGCCCACCGCTGGAGGATCAGGCGGTTGATCATGGGCATATCGTCCTGAATGCGCTTGAGACCACGCTGGACTTCCCTGGCATCCCATTTGATTTCCGTATCAATCACGTGGGTGGCCTCCAGTAGTTCTCGATAACCTCCTGCACCCAGGCGGGAGCTGCTTTGTCCAGTTCACGGGTAATCGAGGCCCCGGCAATCGACACAGAGCCGAGATGCTGCAACCTGCCGCTCTCTTTCTTCCAGAGCACCGCGCACATTTCCATGCACGCTTCCTGCAGGTCGTAGGGGATAGTGGAGTAGCCGGCCGTGTAGGTAATCTTCACGCTCTGTGGTCCCTTGTCGAAATAGTCATCGTCCAGAACGATCTTTCCCTCGTCTCCGTAGATCAGGATAGAATCGGAATCGACTTTCTCGTCATCCCCATAGCTGCGGGGCGTGTCCGTGGAAATCCAGATAGAGATTGTCGTTGCGGTTGAGGTAATGGGATAGTTCTTTGTGAACAACGTATCGCCGTTATCGCCATCATAATACTCGGTCAATTCTTGCGAGGGGAACTTGCGATTGCACCGGTTTGCGAACCAGCGGGATACGGCGTTGATCGTGCGCTCCAACTGATCGTCATAGCCGTCTGCGGTTTCCACCTGCAGGTATTCCCGCAGGTCCGCAAGAGTAATTAGAGCATATGTGCTATCAAGCGCCATCGCATCACCTCAGATAATTGAACTTCCCCCAGATCGGCGTGTTGTAATTACATTTCTCGCACAGTCCCGTCCACTGTTCGAGAATATGCTCTGTCTGCTTTTTCCGCCGTTCCGGGTGCTGGACAAGCGATTCCACGGAATCCGTGAAGATATTCCCCCAGTTAGTTTCCCCCTTGAAGTCATGAGCGCAGGAGATGATTTGTCCGTTGGGCCAAACGGATAGAACATCGAGATAATCGCAGTAAATCCGCTCTCTCCGCTTGAACGGGTCAAGGGTGTGGTCCTCGGCCATCTGATTGTCATACTTGTAGCTGATCCGGATTCGTCCGGGGAAATCAGCCCAGGTTTTCAGGATATCCGCTTCACTGGCCGCGTTTTCATCCCAGATCAGGATATGCATTTCCAGATTGCCGAGCTTTTTAAACTCCTCGTAATGCTGGCGGATATTCACAAACACTCGCTCGAAAGGCAGGCCCGTGGTGTGCTCGTATCCTTCTTTGTTCCCGCCGTTGAAACTGATAATCAGCTCGTGGATCCCGGGGACGTAATCCATAAGCTCGGCGTTCGTGGTCATAATCACCGGTTTCTGCAGATGCGATTCCACATATTTGAGAATGCCCACATGGTCCGGGTGGTTGTACAGATCGCCTGTGTTGTTCAGCAGAACCCGATGAACGTGCGGGGAATCCATCAGCTTGCCCCACATGAGGACGAAATTGTCGACACTCATGTCCTCACCCGGATACTTCCACACCGGGCAAGTGCGGCAGTGGGCGTTACACTTCGTGGTGACGCTGATCTTGGCATCCATCAGTCGAGCAGCTCCTCAGCTTTCAGGCTCCCCGGGTAGTTCTCCGTCGGCTCAATTACATCCAGAATGATGTACCGATTCCGAATATAGCGCGTGCAGGCGTTGACGAAATATCGGACCAGGCGGTCCCGGGTGATCGTCGCACCCCGCCAGCGGTCAATAACCTCTTTCGGTGTCGGCGCTAGGTGGTTGGGGCGCAGCACGATAACCTGGATCGTGCCCCGGTTTTCCTTGAGATAGGCCTCGGTCAGCAGCTTTGACCGTGGATAGGGATGTACCATTTCCGGGTCCGGCGTATCCTCGACGTCAATCGGCGGTTCCTTATCATCCTGTAAGCCATCGCCGAAACAGTAGACATTGCCTGTGGAGCCATAGACGAACCGCTTGATTTTCAGCTTCTTCGCTATTTCAAAGACAAGAACCGAACCTTCGTGGTTCAGATGGTGAAACTGTTCCCACGTCTGAGCCGAGTCTCTGGATGGATGGGCTGCCAGATGCAGTACGGTATCGCATCCTTCCATGGCCTTTTCGAGTTTGGGAACATCGAAAATATCCTGGCCACTTTTGAGGTCATATCCCACAACTTCGACATCTGCTCGATCGAATCCCGGACGAATCCAACTCGCCAGCAAACCCGAACTCCCTGTTACAAATACCTTCACGCTGCTACCCTCTCTCCTGTGTATTTCTCGATAATCTCCATCATTCGCCTGGCCGAGATATCCCAAGTAAAGTGCTTGCGCATATGCGCTGCAGCTTTCTTGCCTTTTTCCAGTGCCGCCTCATACCCGAAGTAGACCTGCTCCATACGCCTGACGATATGCTTGATATCCGCACTGGCCGCCCAGCTCTCATGACTGACTTGGCCGTCCAGCCGGACTGTTTTCACCGGCGCGAACTTCCATTTGACCGGATATCCCCATTCGCTCGTCATGAAATCCCTGGGGCCGCCCCACGGTGTGTAAATACAGGGGAGGCCCGTCGAGGCGGCTTCAGCCAGGGTGAGACCGAACCCCTCCCCCCGGCTCGGGAGCAGGAAGCAATGAGCCCAGTGATAGATCTCGACCAGACTGTCCGG